TTGATGATCGAATTGAACAATCCGCACATCCAAGGAACATGGACAAAAGAAATCGAAACACTACTCGCCGAAATTCACATCGAATTCGACGACGATTTCAAAGCGTTGCAATTCGACAATCTCGAGATCAGCGTTTCCGCATTGTTGAAGGAAACCATCGACGCCGAAAACAAAACAACGAATACCGTGGCAGTCGGCGATGACAAATACATGGTGTTGGTGACATGCGAAAATGAAAAATCGTGTGAAGTCATATTCGACGAATTACAAAAGCGAGGATTCGAATGCAAAGTTATCACGTAGAATTGCAATCGCCAGTATTCAACACGTTTCGATGTAATCGTGCGGCCGATTCCGTGGATATCGATGTCGAAGAAAAATCAAAACACGAATTGCGCGTATCTGCAGACATGGAAACCGACTTTCACGTGGGGTTGATCGTTGGGTCGTCTGGTTCTGGTAAAACAACATTGGCGCAACGCATGTTTGAAGATTGCAATTGGGAAGTCGAATTAGACCCATCGAAAGCAATCATTGATCAATTCCCCGAAGATATGACATACGAGCAATGTGTTCATGCATTGACGGGCGTTGGATTGACATCTGTGCCGTGTTGGATTCGACCCGCACACACATTGTCAACAGGTCAAAAAGCGCGTGCAATTGCAGCGTTGAGTATGTGCGCCGATGCCGATGCAACAATACTCGACGAATGGACATCCGTGGTCGATAGGACCGTTGGAAAGATCATGAGTCATTGCGTGCAAAAATTCGCACGACGAAACAACAAACAAGTGGTGTTCATTTCGTGCCATTACGATGTCATCGAATGGTTGGATCCCGATTGGATCATCGATTGCAATAAAGCAACATATACAGATCGGAGGTTACTTCAACGAGGGCAACGAAACGAAAAACTCACATTCGACATCAGGCCCGTCGAACGCAACACATGGAGACATTTTAAGAAGTATCACTATTTGACCGACAAATTACCACCCACACGGAAGCCGGCACTTGGTTTGTTCAGCGGTGATGATCAAATCGGTTGTAATTTCTTCACCAATTATGTGCCACACAGGAAAGGCACCAAACTCATATTGCATTCGAATCGAACGGTTGTGCATCCGGACTATTGTGGTTTCGCTCTCGGTGTTCGATTGTGCAATTGTTCGTGTGCATACATGAAACGATTGTACGATTGCAGAGTCATGGGGAAGTTTAGCAATGGAGCATTGTACACCGCATTCATGAAAGATCCCAATTGGGAATTAAGGGAGATCAAACGTCAAGTGGGTAAGCTGATAGTCGGTGGCAATATGATTCGGCGTTCGGGGTTCAGGCAGAACGTTCGAACATATTCATTTGAGTTCGTTGGCGATGAATCAACCGTTGGATGAAAGGACATGTCATGTGTGACGAAAAAGAAGAGACCCCCTACCCTCACTACGAGGAATTCGTACCCGAATACGATGCCGAACATGCGTTGTCAATCGACGAAAAAAAAGAGACCCCCTCCCCCTATTGGGAACAGGCGAACGTCAACCGATCCGATGTGGTGTATGCCAAACGAATCATGAGTTGGGCGATGATCGCGACCGTCATCGGTGGTGTGGGTCGTGTCGCCGGTTACGTCATCATCATTTGGGCGGCGTGGAGGGTTGCGCAATCGCTATCGAGGTAAAGGTGATCGTCAACCGAACCGAGTTGCAGGTGGCGGGGTCCTTCCCCGAGGTGGCGAGAGGGGGTCGCAATGCAGCGCGAAACCCGTCCAGTTACACGCCACAGATCAAGGTTGATTGTCGATGCGGTTGATCGTCACTACGCGACGACCCATGTCATCGTCGTGTGAGTACATGCCTACGAAGATCGCACCGTGACACGCCCCAAGGGACGACCTAAATCGACCTCGAAATCGTCAAAACCCAAAACGGTTCAGATCGTCACGAAAGCCGCCTATGCACGCCGCATCGGTGTGTCGCCACAATACATTTCGAAATTGATCAAGCAGGGGAAGTTGTCAACCGAACCCGATGGCAAGATCGATGTGAAAAACGCCGATGCAATGATCAAAGCGTTGCGACGACCCGAACGTGACCCATTTCGCAAATCGATTGTTCCCGAAACCGACAACGACGATGCAATTGCGAATTATGGGAACTATCAAAAAGCGCGAACGATCAAGGCCGCATATCAAGCGCGATTGACTCAATTGGAATACGAAGAAGCATCGGGGGCGGTTGTCAAAAAGGGATTGATGAAATCTGCAACGTTCGTTGCGGCGCGAACGTGTCGTGATGCGATTCTCGCAATTCCGAAACGTGTGTCGGCGTTGATTGCAAGTCATTCTGAAAAAGATCGTCAACAAGTCGAACAAATATTGCACAAGGAATTCGTTCAAGCGTTGACATCGTTGAGCGAAGATGAATTGGCACACATGTTCGGCGAATCAAATGAAACGTAAACTCACGCAACACCACCGAATCGAATTGAATTTGATTCATACGGACTCAAGGAGGGTCAAATGGACAGAAATGCAAAGTTCGCCATCATTTTCGCGGTGACGATTATGGTCGCAATCGCGTCATTCGCGAGTGGATCGTTTGAACAGGACATCAACACGCCATGCGAAGCCGAATGGTTGGACATGAACGGTGTGACGCATTGCGGTCATCACATGGAATATGTGAAACGAGTGTCCGATACAACGGGAACATCGCGTGCGGATTTGTTTAATTGTTTCACAGATCAACAAAAAGTGTATTTGCCAATCCCGCGCACGTTCATCGCAAACACAATTGAATGAACGTTGAACAACAGATCGTCGTCGAGTACATGGGATCGGGTTTTCGTCCCGATCCCGACTTGACGATTCGTGAATGGTCAAATTCGTATCGATATTTACCTGCCGCAGGTGCAGCCGAACCCGGGCGATGGCGCACCGACCGAACACCGTATCTTGCAGAAATCATGAACGAATTGTCGCCCATCAGCGGGCGTCACCGCATCGTGTTCATGAAAGGTGCGCAATTGGGTGGGACGGAATGCGGAAACAACTTGATCGGTTATCATATTCATCAAGCCCCCGTTCCCATTTTGATGGTTCAACCGTCATTGTCGGATGCAAAAAAAGTGTCGCGTCAACGAATTGCACCGATGATCGAATCAACACCCGTGTTGCGCGAACGTGTGGCCGATCCGAAAGCACGCGATTCGGGAAACACCGTGTTGATGAAGGAATTCCCCGGCGGTTTGTTGTTGATGACGGGCGCAAATTCAGACAAAGGATTGCGTTCGACACCTGCCGCGATATTATTCGCCGACGAGATCGATGCATATCCGCTTGACGTTGCAGGTCAGGGCGACCCGGTTGCGTTGGCCGAAAAACGTTGTTCGACATTTCCGAATCGCAAATCGTTTTTGGTATCAACCCCGACAATCAAAGATGTGTCGAGGATCGAGCGTGAATATTTGAAATCAGATCAACGATCATTCTATGTGCCGTGTCCGTTTTGTTTGCACATGCAAACGTTGAAATGGTCGGGCATCGTTTACGATCACGACGAAGATGGAAATTACATCGCGGACACTACGCGATACGAATGCGAATCGTGCGGCAAACGCATCGATGAAATGGCGAACAAAACCGACATGCTGAACAAGGGGGAATGGCGACCCGCGAATCCCGATTCACACATCGCGGGTTTTCATTTGAACGGTTTGTATTCGCCTGTCGGTTGGAAGTCATGGCGTGATTTGAATGTCGAATGGCACGAAGCACAACAAGATCGTTCGTTGTTGAAAACGTTTGTCAACACCGTGTTGGGTGAAGTGTACGAGGACGACCGCACGAAGTTCGACGAAAACGAATTGATGATTCGTCGTGAAGATTATGAAGGCGTTGTTCCAATGGGTGCGGGCGTGTTGACATGCGGCATCGATATGCAAATGGATCGACTTGAATTGGAATTGGTTGCGTGGGGCAAAGGTCAAGAATCGTGGTCGATGCGATGGACGCAATTTTGGGGGAACCCTGCCGAACCGGATTTGTGGCAACAACTCGACGATTTCCTTTTGACGAAATTCGAACACGCATCGGGCGCCATGTTGCCGATTGCGTGCGCGTGTATCGATTCGGGCGGTTTGAACACGCAAGACGTTTATCGATATTGCAAAGGCAAATCCAAACGGCGCATATTCGCAATCAAAGGGTCGTCGCATCCCGGTCGCGCATTGACATCGAAGCCGACACGCACGAACACCGGGAAAGTTCCGTTGTCGATCATCGGAACCGACACGGCAAAAGATGCGATATATGCACGATTGAAAATATTGGTCGCGGGTCCCGGCTTTTGTCATTTCCCGAACGAACACACCAAAGAATATTTCGAACAATTGACGGCTGAATTCATCGAAACGACCTACGTGAAGGGTCACATGAAACGCCGATACGTGAAAGCGAAACACAAAGCAAACGAGGTGTTGGATTGTCGCGTGTATGCTTACGCCGCATTGGATTTGTTGAAAGCGAACCTTGATGTTTGCGTCGATCGGTTGGCCGCACGAAGCGAAAAACGACAAAACACGGTCGTTGAACCTGCCGTCACAGTATCGAAACAAAGAAAAAATCGATCAACCGCCCCCATACAGGTTCCACGCCGTAAAGGTGGATGGATGAAGGATTTGTAGCGTGTAAACCTCGACGGGTTTTGTAAGTCCCTCAAACATAACCGCTTGACAATAAGTGGGAAAACGTCAATCAAGCAAAAAAGGGGGAATCATACATGCCCGACATTCCGACAGTCGAACCGACGACCTTCGTTCGGGGCGATACCGTCAAATGGACCAAAACACTTTCAGATTTCCCGGGTTCGACCTATGCGTTGACATATGAATTCCGCGGTGCATCAGAACAGACGGTCGGCGCAAGCGTTGTCGTTGACGATTTCGCTGACACCATCACCGCCGAACAAACCGCAACG